ATAAAGTTTAACAACAAGGGGAGATGATTATTATTAGTCATTTCCCCTTTTTTTTATTTATTTAAACTGAATGATTATGATACAAAATTTGAATTTTAACAGCAAATATCAAAACCTAAATCAAGATACTTTTTATGACTATGCTCCTAATAAGCTTAGTCAGTATCAAAATTACTTATACAAAAGAGCAGTGTATGGGTTAAAAGGACTTCCTGCAGAAGAAATTAAAACAATGTGTAAAGCAAAGAAAACAAGAATACACAATGTTTTCTTAAAAGCTCAAAAAATTATCAATGTTTATAAACAATCTAAGACAAATGAGTTTACTAATAATTTTTTCTTAACATTATTTCCTAAAAGTAACATAGCTAAATTCTTAGTTGACAATACTTTAACGGATGAGAGTTACACTAATACTTTAACTTTTAATGATTTAGATATTACTAAAGAGGATTTAATAAACTTGTTTATTAAGAATAAAATTTTACCTTCAAATTTTTATAATTTAGAGACTAATCCTAATTCTTTACCAAGACTAAAAAATAATAAGATATGAATAATGAAGATAATGGAATTTGGATGTTTATATTAATGTTTGCAGCAGCATGGTTTATAAATCTTTTTAAACTATTTGCTTGTGACTTTGATAGTCCTTATAAAGAAGAAGTAATTCACTTTATAGGATTATTTATACCACCTGCATCAATAATCACTGCCTGGTTTTGATGTCCAAAAAGAAAATATGTGCAGGTTGTTCTAAGGAACAATATATTTGGAAGAACCACGAGGGAAGAAAGTACTGTAAATCTTGCTGGAGTACTCATGATAGCAAAGAAATTAAAAAACCAACCAGTACCGGAATCCCTCGTGTTTCCAAAAAAAGAGCAAAAGAAGAAGTAAAATACATGAAGGTAAGATATGAATATCTAAATGATCACAAGTTTTGTGAAGCTAAATTACCTGGGTGTACAGTTTCTTCTACAGATATACATCATATAAGAGGTGGAGAAGAGAGGTCTGAAACTTTCTTGGACTCTTCTACTTATATGGCTGTGTGTAGGGTGTGTCATAACTATATACATGAACATCCTGCAGAAGCAAGAGAATTAGGTTATTTAAAATAAAATTATGACTAAAAATGAAATACAAGAAAAAGCACTTGCTGCAATTGAAGGTTATAAGCGTTCAGGTGTTGCTATGGGTACAGGAGTTGGTAAGACTCGTATGGGGTTAATGTTTATTGAAAAAGATTTTAGTCCGTTAAAAAGCATACTTATTGTTGCTCCTAAAAAATCTATTTTTGAAGAGTGGCAAAAAGAAGCTGAGGCAATAGGTAAGTCTTTTCTATTAGATAATGCAAAATTTTGTACTTATCTGAGTATCAATAAGAAAGAACCTAAAAATTATGATATGCTTATTTTAGATGAGTGTCATAGTTTATTAGAAAGCCATGAGCCTTTCTTATCTGAATATAGCGGGTCAATACTTGGTTTAACAGGTACTCCTCCAAAAAGAGAACATTCTGAAAAAGCAAGAATGGTTAATAGATATTGTCCTATTCAATATACTTATATTGTAGATGATGCTGTTGGAGACGGTTTACTTAATGATTACAGAATATATGTTCATGAATTAAAATTGGGTAAAGTAAAAAATGTTGATGTTAATTTTAAAAATAGAAAAGGTTTTAAAACATCAGAAATAGAAAACTATACCTATTGGACAAATAGACTATCAAATGCTAATGGAGGTAAAGAAAAGCAGATATGTGCAGTTATGCGTATGAAGGCTATGATGGATTATCCAAGCAAAGAAATATATACTCGTGAATTGATGAGTTCAATTAGTAATAAATGTATTGTATTTGCTAATACTCAAGAGCAAGCTGATAAATTATGTAATCATAGTTATCATTCTAATAATCCGGATTCTTTAGAGAATCTTGAAGATTTTAAAAATGGTAATATAGATAAGTTATCTTGTGTATTACAATTAAGTGAGGGTGTTAATATACCAGATCTTAAACAAGGTATTATTCTTCATGCTTATGGTAATGAAAGAAAATCAGCTCAGAGAATAGGTCGGTTATTGCGCCTTAACCCTGATGAACAATCAATAATTCATATTTTATGTTTTGTTGATACTGTAGACAAAGACTGGGTAACAAATGCATTAAGTGACTTTGATTCTGAAAAAATAACTTGGAAAGATTTCAATATTAAGTTATATTAAAGTATAACCTTTTAACTAATGAAATAATGGAAAAGACTCATAAATTAGTATTGTATAATGATAATGAAAACTCTTACTTAGAAGTAATGACATGTTTAATAGCTGTTTGTGATTTTGAACTTTTACAAGCAGAGCAATGTGCTTTAATAGCAAATAACAAGGGTAAGTATGATATTAAAGAAGGTGAGTTTAAAGATTTACTTCATAAAAAAAGCATACTTGATGAAATGGGTATTCATACAAGTATAAAAGAAATAGAAAAAGTATGAAAATTGTTTGTATAAATGATAATGACCGACCTTCCCGTATTCCAGAAGAATATTGGGTAAAGAAGGGTGAAAAGTATACAATTTTAAAAGCTGTTAGAATGTCTATTCAAAACGGTAAAATTGGTTTCATATTAGAAGAAATTGATTTACCAAAATCTTGTTTTCCTTATCAAGCATTCAGTGCTGAAAGATTTGTACCTGAGAACTTATATAATGAAGAAGAAAAATATGAAAAAATAAAAATGGATAAAGAACTAACAATTGAATAATATGAATAATTTAGATTTTACAGATAATGAATTAATAGAATATTTTAAGAATAGTTTTGGAATTAAAAAAACTAGAGAGAGATCTTATATTGATAATAGAAATTATGTAATAGCTCTTTTGCATGAGCATTTTGGGTATTCTGAAAATGATATAGGTTGTTTGTTTATGATTGACAGAAGCAGTGTTAATCATGCAAAGAAAAAAGCTTATGAATTTTTAGTTGAAAGACAAGATAAAATTTATGCAAGCAATATAAGAGAGTTAAAATCAAAATTTAATGCTTATATTACAGACCCTGAAGAAAGAAAAAATGCTAATCATTATCAGATAAGTTTTACTTTTACTACAAAAGATTGGTATAAAAAGCTTCAGAAAGCAGCTGAATTAAATAATAAACGTGTTGGAGAGTACTCCAAGAAAGTTTTATTAGATCATCTTGAAAACTTAGAATTATGATTTATTACTTATCAAAAGAAAACTATAGATATGTTAAAATACCTATGGTTAAATGGTTAACCGTCTTATTTATTATAGTAGGAATTTCTTTTATAGCAGGTAAAAACTACGGTAAAAGTGATTGTAAAACACAAAAACAAAAAAATGAGAGAACACGAGTTAGTTAAATTAGGTTTTGAAAAAGAAGAGGTATCTGCAGAAGAAAGTGGAGATAAAGCTTATTACTATTACACATATTACTTAACTGATAATTGTATTTTTACATCAAGTGCAAATGATGAAGTAAAAAATAATGATTGGTGGGTTTATGAAGAAGATTCTCTTCTTCTTAATACTAATAACTACAGTAAAGTAAAAAACTTTATTAGTGCATTTGAAAATATTATGAATGAAGAAGAATGAAAGTAAAAAAGAATAAAAATACAATTGCCAGACATAATGAATTTATAGATAAAATTGATGATGATGATCTTAAATATTTTCAGTTTGCAAATATGCCTTTTTTAAAAGAAGAGTATTTAATTGTATTAGATATGTTTTTATTTAAAACTGTAGGAATAGTTACAGATAAAGATATAGAAGCTGTTTTAAGATTATTTAATAGTGAAGATAAGTCTAACGGTATAGTTGCTACTGAAATTTATAAGATTAAACGGAAAGAGTTTAAAAAATTAAAAACTATACCTGAAGATTTATATCTAAACTATAAAGATTTAGTCTATAAACCATTCCAGAAATTTTTAAATCAAAAATATTTAGATGGAGTATTGGATAAAATTGGAATTTAAGAAAGAAGATGGTAAGCTTAAACTTGTTTTAAATAAAGACAAGATAGACTATAAAAACTTTCTTGAGAATATAAAAGAAGGAGAAACCATTGAGGGATTTTTCTCAACTAAAGGAGAAGATAAATCATTAGCTCAATTAGCTAAAGTTCATGTAGTAATTAGAACTTTGGCTAATGAGCTTGGTTATACTTTTTCTGATATGAAACAATTGATAAAAGAAAATGCAGGGTTATATGTAAAAGCAAATGGTGAAAAAGAATATAAATCTTTTTCTGAGTGTAGCAAATCAGAAATAGCTTCTGCTATTCAGTGCTGTATTGAAATAGGAAACGAAGTAGGTATTAATCTAGCTTAATATCTTTAGAATCTATTTCTTCATAAAGATTTTCTTTAATAGCTGTTTGTTCTACATCAGCAACTAAAATTGAAAATAGATATGCAGCTTCTTGAGCAGAGCTTAGATTTTCAAAATTTCTTTCTTTAATTTTTTCAGTTAATTTATTTTGATCTTCACTAGACATGTCTTTAATAATGTCAAATAAAGTTTTTTTAATTAAGAAATAAAAGTTTTTATTGACTTTTACATTAACAGTAACATCTTCTTTTAGTTGTTTTAATTTAACAGACATATATATAATATTTATGAAAACAATTAGTATTGACGAAATTAAGGAAAAATTTTATAATAAACTAAAAAAATCTGGTTGGGCTATTCCTTTAAGGGGTTTTATATACTCAAAAGAGTTTGAAGATATCATAAAAGCTTTATATTCTCAAAGTATGAATGGTAGTAAATTTACTCCTGTTCTTAAAAACATATTTCAAGCTTTTGAACTATGTCCTTATGATAATTTAAAAGTAGTTATTTTAGGTCAAGATCCTTATCCTCAAATTGGTGTTGCAGACGGGATTGCATTTAGTTGTAGCATTACAAGAGAAAAACAACCAAGCTTAGATTATTTACTCAAAGAAATAAATCATACAGTATATGATGATAATAATTACAGTACTGATCCTGATTTATCTCGTTGGTGTGAACAAGGTGTTTTAATGTTAAATACTGCACTTACTACTACAGTAGGTAAAATAGGACAGCATTATGTACTTTGGGAACCTTTTCTTGCTTATTTATTTGATACATTAAGTTGGAATAAAAACGGAATAGTCTATATTTACATGGGTAAAAAAGCACAAGAATGGTATACTGCAGTTAATGATAACAATTACAAATTTAAAGTAACTCATCCGGCTATAGCTTATTATAATAACAATACTTGGAACTCAGAAGATGTTTTTGTAAAAACTAAAAAAATACTTAAAGAAAATTTTAATTTTGAAATAGAATGGTAATATGAAAGATATATTCAATGAGTTAATTAAAAATCAATTAACACCTAATCAACTTTATATTTTGTTTTGTACAAAACATAAAACGGTTCCCAATAAATTTGTCAATAATTCTCTTGAAAATCAGAGATTAATTAACAATAATTGGTTAACAGAAGAAACATTGTTAACAACTAAAGCAAATGTTTTACTGGATAGTTTAGAGGGTTATTTTAGAAAAAGTAAATCAGAAACAAATGTTGATTTAATGGGTAATAAATACATAGATAATATAAAAATTTATGTAAATTTGTTTCCTGAAGGTAAATTACCAAGTGGTAAATATGCTAGAACAAATCCCAAAAATTTAGAATCTGCTTTTAGATGGTTTTTCAAAACTTATGATTATAATTGGGATACTGTAGTTGAAGCAACTAAACTGTATCTAGATGAATACGAAAGAAATAATTGGAAATATATGAGAACATCACAATACTTTGTAAGAAAGCAAAATCCTGATAAGTCTTTTGAAAGTGATTTGGCTAATTATTGTGATGTATATTTAAAGGGAGACTATAAAACTAATAATGATCATTTTAGTGATAGAGTAGTATGATAATAAAAAGAATAGAATTAGTAATTCTATCTTTAGTATCATTTTTCTTAAGTTTTTTTGTAGTCACAAATTTTATTATTGAAATAGATATATTAAAATATTTTTTCATTGAAATAATAATAACGGTTTTTTACTATTTACATGAAATAAGAAAGAATCAGTTATTTCCAAATAATAATAAACATGTCAAAAAAGAATAAGTGGAAAGATATTAAAGAAGGTTACAAAGAATCATTAGTTTATCTTGATGGTAGAAGAAAAGGTTTAATAAAAAGTATTAAAACACCTTGGAGTAAATTTAATGATGCAACAACTGATGGTATTGAATGGAATACTATTACAGTTATTGGAGGTAGACCTGGAAGTGGAAAAACATTAATTGTAGAACAGATTGTAAGAGAATCTTTTGCTTTAAATCCTAATGAAGAATTTAGAGTTTTACAATTTCAATTTGAAATGCTTGCAAGAACTCAAGCAATTAGAGAATTTTCAAGTGTTATTGGAAGATCTTATAAGTATTTATGTAGTGCTGATGGTAAATTAACAGATGAAGATTTGCAAAGATGTTTAAAGTATGCAAAAAATAAAGTTAATCAGCCTATTAATATTGTTGATACACAATGTACAGTTGAAGAGTTTAAACAAATAATAAATGATTACTTTGAAAAATATTCATCTATTGATGATGAAGGACAAAAAGTTTATAAGAAAACCTTAATAACAATTGATCATTCAGTTTTATTTAAAAAAGCTTCTTATGAGGGCAGTAAACATGAAATGCTTAACAATTTAGGTGAGGCAATGACAATGTTAAAAAAGATTTATCCTGTTGCTTTTATAATTTTATCTCAACTTAATAGAAATATTGATAATCCTGAAAGAAGTGAAGATGGTAAATATGGTAACTACATATTAGAATCTGATATTTTTGGAGCTGATGCTTTATTGCAACATGCAGATACTGTAGTAGGTATTAATAGACCTGCAAAACAAAAAATTAAGTTTTATGGTCCTGATAGATACATTATAGATAATGATAGAATATTAGTTCTTCATTTTTTAAAATGTAGAAATGGTGATACAAGGCTTAGTTTCTTTAAAGGTGAATTTGAAAATATGAGAATAGTTGAAATAGCAACACCAGCAACTCAAACAAAAAGAATAAGTGTAAATTAATAATTATGAGTATAACAACTAAGTTAACCGCATCAGAAAGGCGGGAAAAAACAAAAGAATTGTATGAAGAACATGCTTGGAAGTTTGAAATACTAAAAGAAGATGAACCAAACTTTATACCTAAGTCTGCGTATATTCCAAGAGGTAAAGATGAGCAACACATAGGATTTTTTCCTAGTGAGCTATCTACAGGTAAAGACATTTATACTGAATTTACCAGTTATGATTTAAATCCAGAAGATCCTACAAGGACTCTTTACAAGTATTCTAATAATCCTTATTTTGATGAGGAGTATGATAAAACTGAAGGTGCTAATTTTAGATATTTAGTTCCTGTAAGAGAACTTACACCTATTATTATTAATAACCCTTCATATACTAAAGATGATGAAGAAGGTGAAGATAGATTTCCTGATTTTAACTTATTAGAAGACAAAGATTGTAAAATTACAGAGATGACTCTGAAAGACTTTGTAGCAATTATGCTAAAAAAGCCTGTTAGTAATAAAGAATGGTTAAATAAATTAATTAAAGATTAAGTATGGAAATTGAATTGCCAAGCACGGTTGTAAAACCAACACATCAAAGTCCTAAAAATCTGATTATATTTTCTAAACCAAAAATTGGTAAAACAAATTTAATTTCTAAATTAGATAACTGTTTATTACTAGATTTAGAAAATGGTTCTGATTATGTAGAGGCTATGAAGATTAGTGCACCTGATTACAAAACTATTATTGAAATAGGTAAAGCTATTAAAGCAAAAGGTAATCCCTATAAGTATATTGCAGTAGATACCATTACTGCATTAGAAGATATGTGTATTCCTTATGCTGAAAATCTTTATGCTAAATCTCCTATGGGTAAGAATTGGTTTTCTGAAGGAGGTGGTAAGTCTAAGTATGGAAATATATTAGGTTTACCGGAAGGTTCTGGTTATTATTGGTTGAGACAGGCTTTTGTTAAAATAACTGATTATATTCAAACATGGGCTCCAAGAGTAATCTTCTTAGGTCACGTTAAAGATACCATGTTAGAAAAGGATGGTGTAAATTTCTCTTCTAAAGACTTAGATCTTACAGGGAAATTGAAAAGAATTACAACTTCTAATTCTGATGCAATTGGTTATTTGTACCGAAAAAAGGATCAAAACATTCTTAGTTTTAAAACTAATGATGATATTTCTTGTGGTGCAAGACCAGATCATCTTAAAAATGAGGAAATAGTAATTTCTGAAGTAAAAGAAAACGGTGAGTATGTTACTTACTGGGAAAAAGTATTCATTGATTAAATAATAAATAAAAACAAACAATTATGGGTTTAAGTACAAGTGATTTACCAGAAGGTGGAACAGGATTATCAAAAACATTTGGTCCTGGTAATCAAAAATTAAAAATTAATTCAGTTAAGTTAGAACCTTTCAAATTTATTGAAGGAGCACATCATTTAATGCTTAATTGTGAAACTGAAAAAATAGAAGGTTTTGAAGGTTTTATGATTGATAAGGATGATTCATCTAAAGGTAATTATGAAGGTCAAATTGGTAGAGTGAAAGCAAGTCAATATGCTTTTGCAGATGGAACTACTAAAACAGGTATTCAAGTTTATAGAGATAAAAGTTTACTTTTATTTATGCGAAATTTATGTAAAGCTTTAGAATGTGAAGATTGGTTTAATGCTCAAGATAACAAGCATGATACAATTGAAGAATTTATAGAAGCTTTTGATAAAGATGCACCATTTTCTGGTAAGTGGTTGGATATTTGTGTTGCTGGTAAAGAATATCAAAATAAGTCTGGTTACATGGCTTATGATATGTGGATCCCAAAACCAATTAAAGGTGCTTTATCATTTTCAAAAGCAGATTCTGGTAAAACAATGAAGTTTAATGAAGCTGACCATCTTAAAAAGATGGAGATAAAGCCAGTTGATGAATTTGATACAGATGAAGATTTAGTAACTGAGGCAGGATCTGATTTTGATTTAGACTAAACACTCTCAATAATATAAGTGAGGGTGTATTACCCTCACTTTTTTTATTTTCAAGAGTATGATTTCAACAAAAAATATAAAAATATACGGAGATATTCCAGACACTTGGATATTTGAATATTATCTTAATCTTACTGAAATACTTACAGGTCAAGATGTAAAAATTAGATCTGTATTTAACAGTAAAGATACTATACCTTCAATGTGTATATATTTTGATACAATGATTGATGAGTATAAGTTTAAAGATTTTAGTTCAGGTTATCAAGGTAATGGTGTAGAGCTTGTAATGAGGTTATATAATATAACTTTTAATGAAGCTCTTAAAAAGATACAAAATGATTACAAAGAATCACCTCCTGTTTCTAATAGAGATATAGTATTTCATGATAGATTTAAAGTTACTGATTATGAAATAAGACATTGGAATGTAGAAGATAAAAAATATTGGATAAAATATGGTATAGGTTCTAGACTTTTAGAAAAATATAATGTAGCACCTTTAAGGTTCTATGAAATGAGTAAAGAAGATTTAGAAAGTAAAACTATAAGTATCCAAAAAGAATATCAATATATCTATGGTTATTTTAATAATGGGGGAGAACTGATTAAAGTTTATCAGCCAACAATAAAAGATAAAAAGTTTATAAAGGTTAAGAACTACATACAAATGTATGATCAGTTGACCTATAAGACTAAGTACTTGTTGATATCTTCTAGTCTTAAAGACGGTCTCTCTTTTACAAATTTTGGAATAAATAATATAGAGACTGTTGCACCTGATAGTGAAAATACATTGATAGCAAAAGAAACTATGGAAAAGTTTATAAATAAATATACTAAAATAATAGTTTTATTTGATAACGATGATGCTGGTCAAAAATCTGCACAAAAATATGTTGATAAGTATAATTGTTTAAATATAAATTTAGACATGGCTAAAGATTTATCAGATTCAATTATTGAGTACGGTGCAAAACAAGTAAAAGAAAAAGTCTATAAACTTTTAAAAGATGTTATATGAGTTGGATATATGAAGGTAAAGAGTTTAATGAAAACTCTATTCCTGAAGGAGCTATAGGATTTGTTTATCAAATGTCAGTAATATTAAATGGAAATTCTTATGCTTACATAGGTAAAAAGAATTTCTTTTCTAATGTGAAAAAGAAACTTGGTAAAAAAGCTTTAGCAGCACTTACTGATAAAAGAGTAAAGAAATATACTATAGTAACCAAACCAAATTTTATGAATTACTATAGCAGTAATCAACAATTAAAGGAAGCTCATAAGGCAGGTTTACCAATTAAAAGAGAAATACTAAAAATATGTTATTCTAAAACAGAATTAACTTATCAAGAAACTAAACACCAATTTGTTATGGAAGTTTTAGAAAAAGAAAGTTATTTAAACGGAAACATTTTAGGTAGATTTTATAAACAAATTTAGAATTATGACAGAGAAAGAAAAAGAAGTATTTAAAGAAGTAATGAATTTACGTGATAAAGGTGTAGAGTTTATTAAAGTAGAATATGCTGGAGGAGGTGATTCTGGAGCAATAGAACAGTACTTTTTCTATAATAAATCTGTAGAAAAAGTTATGTGGGAAGATGATAACCTAGAGCATTATGAGGCAGAACATTTTAATTTTGTACTTAGTACTGAGCTTGAAGATTATATTTATGAAATTTTAAATAATATAGAAGATTGGTGGAATAATGACGGTGGTTATGGTACTATTCTTATAAGACTTAAAGATCTAAAGTATAAGATTAATAACAATGTTTATTATACCCAAACAGAGCACTATAGTCATGAAGGTGGGTTTAATCTTAAAGCATAATGGCACATCCTTATGATCATGCACGTTCCAGTGTAAAGAAATGGGGAGGTAAACCTGAAGATTACATAAATA